CACGTTCTTCTCAGAGTTACCCATCAAGCACCCCCGCTCCAGTGGTAATTTTGTTGTGACGCTGGCCTTGCTTATACCCCCCTTGTGTATCGTAAATAAGCAAGGCCTCTATTGCTTCTTGAGGGGAGCCTTGCCAACAACTCGTGATTAGGGGGGCTCCTTTCCACGAGTTGTTGGCCTTTTGTCGGCATTAACTGCCGATCTTAATTTTATTGAACACACGAAAATCGTCACAAATGAGGCGCGGTCCATGGCACTTACAAACATGATGCAGAAAGTTTATTGCCGCAGAGCTTTGGCTCCTGCTTGCGATCCTACGGTTGAGACCGCAGCAACGGCAAATCCGCCATCTATTGATGGTGATATTATTTACGTCAGACAGGGCGATATAATCGACGTTGGTATCGATTGGACTCACTGGCTTGATGCCAATGATGCAAGATTAAAATCTTCATCCTGGGCTGGACATGCAAGCTCGCCGAACGCTCCGACCATAACGGATGATGGCTTTGATCTGGACAAGGGTCATACGGTAGCAATCATTGATACGTCAGCAAGCACGGTCGGTGATGTTTACTGGATGAACAACACAGTTGTGGTTGAAGATCCCAGCTCAACAAGTAATGGTTATAGCATTCCAGATAGAACCTTCACAAGATTAATACATGTGAAAGTCTCTCTTTGATGGACTGGGCTGCAAGTAAGGGTATTTTAAACCGGCATTTAACTTCCGCATTCGGTGAGAATGTCAGGCATGTCCCTTCGGTAAAAACGAATGTAAATGCTGCCGCTCAGCCTCAAGATGATTTGGCTTATGACTTCTGCGCAATCTTTGATGATCCGGCAGAGCATGAGGATCTTCAATCGAAGCAACGCTCGAACGGTCACAGATATGTCCAGCACAGCACAAGCTGCCCTTACATCTCCGTTGATATTTGCCATCTGGAGCATGACGTGAGGCAAGGGGATCGCATGGTACTCTTGGACAGGAGCGAGACCTATGAGGTCACAGACAAGCTCCGCGATATGGATGGAAGGATGCAGATCTTTCTGGTTCGACTGGGGAGGCATAGAGCATCATGAGTCTAAACAGATTAATGCTGAGAGTGGCTACGGTTAACGCTTTGTCAAATGGCTTTCAAGAGCCTTACCCCACAATAGCAGGCCCCATCATTTTCGACAGCAAGATGGACAACCTTCAAAACACATTTGAGGAATCTTTGGTTCCCGTGGTGATTGTCTATACCGAGGATGATGAACACACTCAACAAAACAAATCTGGGTCCGGCCAAGGCGGCGTTTATAGAAAGATCCAGCTTTTAATAGAATTGGCAATAGGGTCTTACTCGGAAGTCAAGAGTGAAGATGGTGAGCCAAGCGCAGCATTTAGCATGTTGCAGACTGATGCGGAGATCGAAGCGATGATGGATCTGTTCGAACAACAGATACGCAATGCTTTGAGGCATCCAACTAACGTCCATTCGGCGCATTGGCAAGGATTGGTCAGCTCGATCCTTTCCTGGGAGTCTCAGCCTGGGCGATCTGCCAAAGGTGATAATAGATTGGCCATGAGGCAAATCATTATCGAGGTGCGAATAAAAGATGATTGCACGCCGGACTTCCAGACATTGAGGCCAAACGAAATCCCCGAGGCTCAGAATCCGGTCCCTGTACTTGGTGACCTGCCTGATTACTTAGGGGGGTTGGTTGAAGTTGTGAATAATCCCGAGACAGAGTGGCCAACTTTACTGGAGACTCTAAGGGAGCTTCAGGGCGAAGCTCCTGTTAACGCACTGCCGAGACTCACCACTTTAAACATGAAGGTTGACAACATCGACCCTCAAGCTGATCCGTACCGCCTGCCGGCAGGCGAGACAAAAGGCCCCGACGGTCGAATTGAAACAGAACTCCTTATCAAAACAGAGGATTAACCCGCATGACAATGAAGCAGATCAAGCCTGCTCCAGGCAAGAAAATTAGAAATCCCGCAAATAACATGAGCTATCTCGACCCTAATGGTGAGCCGGTTCGCTGGGACGTTTTTTGGCAGCGCCGATTAAATGAGGGCGACATCGTTGTTGATGATCTGCCGAGCGCAGCTCCCAAGCAACCCCCTATCGTAACGCAAAAAGTTCCAACAGTAAAAAACGAGGTTAACGACTAATGGTCATTCAATTCAACCAAATTTCAGGTGTCGAAAGGGTTCCTCTCTGGTATGCAGAAATCAACCCCGCTCAATCTCCTTTCCAAAGCCAGGCTCGCCTTCTCCTCGTTGGTCAAGTCCTTTCAACAGCAACAGTCACAGCCGGTGAACCTGTCCAGGTTTCACAGGATGCAGATGGTCTTTTTGGTATTGGATCTATGCTTGCTGATATGTATCGCATTGCTCGCTTAAACGCGCCTCTGCAAGAGATCTGGGCACTGCCTCTCGCTGACGATGGCGCTGGCGTTAAGGCAACTGGTGACATCACAGTTAGCAATATGCCGCCAACGCAAGATGTGACGGTATCTGTCTGGATCGGTGATGAGAGAGTAAGAACTATTGCTTACACCTCAGACACAAATGATCTACTTGCCGCACGCTTGAGCGCGGCGATCAATGCTGTCGCGAATGTTCCTGTTGTTGCAACGGTGGCCGCCAACGTTATTTCTCTTGAAGCAAAGCACGCCGGTGAAGCTGGTAACGATATTCGCTTGGAGACAAATTATTATGGTCAAGAAGGCCCGACATCTGGCAATGCTTTTGCATTCACTCAAATGAGTGGCGGCACGGGCAACCCTGATCTGGCAACATTTTTACCAAACCTGGGTGATGAGGAATTCGATTGGATTGCTTGCCCTTACAGCGACACAGTGAATCTGAATGCGATGGGAACATTTTTGAATGGTGTTGGTGGTCGCTGGTCTCCAACGTCACAGCTTTATGGTCATTACATAACAGCTAGAAATGACACTTTCGCAAATCTTTCAACCTTTGGCTCTGGCCGCAACGATCCCCATACCACGGTAATGAGCTCATATAACGCTCAGTCTCCATCATGGCAATGGGCTGCGGCTGTGGGCGCTCAAGCGGCAAGCCATTTGCAAAGCGCTCCTGAGTTATCACGTCCTCTGCAAACGCTGGATCTTATCGGCATCCTGCCTCCTAAGTCAGTTGCTGATCGGCCTAACTTACAAGAGCGTCAGGTTTTCTATTATGATGGGATCTCTTCTTATCATGTTGAGAAAGATGGGACGGTCTCGATTGATCGATTGATCACAAATTACCGTCTCAATGAGTGGGGCTACGAGGATGCAAGCTTCCTTGATGTCAACACCATGGCTCAGAACATGTTCGCTATTCGCTATCTAAGAGCGAAGGTGACGGGGACATGGGGCCGTGCCGCTCTTATAGACGAAAACCCGAACGGCATTCAGGGTGTTGCGACGCCGGAAGCTATTCGTCAGACAATCGTTCATGGTTATCAGGAACTCTCGAACCTCAACGTTGTTGAGAACGTTGACGAGTTTGAAGAGCAACTGATTGTCGAGCGAAATGCGGTTGACGCAAATCGCGTTGATATTTACCTCCCAGCTGATCAGGTTAACCAGTTACGCATTATCGCGGTTAACTATGTTTCACACCTTCAATACAGTAACGCTTAAGGAGTAGCGAAGAATGAACGAATGCTGCGATAATTCAGGCGGTCGAGTCAGATTGACCATTGACGGCACAATCTATAGTGCTCGATCTGCCATTACATTACGTCCTACAAACTTCGAGCGTGAAGCCGAAGCCAATCAGGACGGCACTATCTACACAACAACCAAGTCTGTTCCGGTTGAGGCTGAATTCAGCTTATCAGATCGCTGCGGATTGTCTTTGGATGCTCTTGTTCATGCGTGTCACGTTGATGTGACAATTGAGTTTATTGACATGAATAAAGCTTACCTCATGACGCAAGCCACTGTTGTGGGCCGTCCTGAGATAGACAGTGAATCTGGCGAAGTGTCAGGTTTTAAGGTTGTTAGTCAGACAATCAAAATCATCTAAAACCATGGGCCGGTGAATGGTCATCGGCCCTAACATTTCTTGCGGGGGATACATTATGAACGCACCTATTGGGACTGCGCCAGAACAGGCACAACAACAGGCTCCATCAAACATGAAGGATGCTTTAGGGATTGAAGATCCTTACAATGTAAAGCTTTCACAGACTTACGAGACACACCAAGGCCCTGTAAACGTAATGAGGCTTCAACAGCCCACAGGGCAAGCCTTTATCGATCTTGGGAAACTGCCGTTTGATATTAGCGGCGGCGGCATGGATATTGATTTCACGCTGGCCGCAAAGTGGCTTGAAAGGATGTCAGGCTGGGATAGCATTATCCTCGGTAAGATGCATCATATGGACTTTATGAAGTCTGTACTTGCAATGATTGCAGTTCTTTCGGATGAGTCACCTCCTGCGGGAAACTAATGCGGGCGATGGATGACCTTGTTTTCCACTTCCAGTTTTCACCAGTGGAAATTCAAAATATGGCCGTCTCGGAGATTTTGTATTGGCATAACAGAGCGGCAGCTCATAACGAGCGTCAAAAAGAGGGCATGTAGTTATGGCTGATCTGGTCACACGGGCGATTATCAGGGGCGTTGATGGTTTATCAGCGCCCTTCCGTGCCATGACAAACAATGTTATGGCAACGCAAAAGCGTTTCACAAGAGCGAATAATGCTCTTGCCGCTCAGGCGAGAAACCTCGGATTCCAAGCCGCCCTTCCTACAAGCTTTCTTGCAACCATTGCGGGGCGCAACGAGTATCTTGTTGATCGCTCTCGCAAGATGTTTGAGTCCATCGCGACAGCACGCGCTGACGATATTGACATGCAGCGTCAAAAAATCGCTGCTATGAACACAGAACTTCTCAGGGTTGCTAATAATCAGCGCAAGACGCGCCTTGAGTTGTTGCGTGGTGCCACTGAAGCCATTACAGCTGGCATCAATGTTGACACCATTAAAAATACGCTCTCACAGGTTTCCAAAATCTCTATCGCTGTTAATGAGGATCTTGGTAAGTCTTATGGCGATTTGACAGATATTATCCTTGGCTCAAAGCAATATTCAAAGCTGTTTACTGACGGGCCTGCGGATCGCATTGAGACCGAATTTCAAGCGCAACAAAGACAGTTAAAAATCATAACTGAGGTTGCCGACACAATGGCCTTTGCGGTTAGTATCGCCAACCAACAATGGAAACATTTCGTTTCCGGTCTAAGACAAGCCAATCCGGTTGCATCGCAATTGGGCATTAAACTTAAAGAGACCACAGCTTTGCTTGGTGTGCTTGCTGACGCAGGCTTTAAAGGTGAGCAAGGTGGTACAGCTCTAAGAACCATTATGGTTCGCTTGGTAAAGCCGACGGGGCAAGCCGCTGATGCATTGCAAGCGGCTGGAATCAAGACTCGCGATATGTTCGATATTGACGAGGAGCAGTTCAGAAATATCGACAAGTTTAAGGAGAGATTGAAGGCATCCGGTATTTATGCCGGACCTGATCACGTCAAAAAGAGGATCGATGCTGGCATTACCAAAGTTTTTCAAAACGAAGAACTTATGGGCAATATGTATAAGTTTCGCGAGGCGATACTGAACTCTCTTGCCAAATCAATCTATGGCAAAAAGAAGCCTCCGCAAGAAGAAATCTCATATCTCAAGAAGAGCATCCAGTCTCATATTGACGGTTCTGTCGAGCGCATGGACATCGTTGGCACGCTGGGCTCTCTTGCAAAATTAAGCCTTCCAGACCTTGCAAAGATATTTGGTGTTCGGCGTATTCCGCAGGCCATCGCTCTTGTTGAGAACATCAAGCAGTACCAGAGCAAACTTAAAGAGCTTGAAGCCAAAGCGCCAGGATCAATTGATCGTCGCTACATGGTTTTGGCGAAAGGTTTTGCTCACAACTTCGACATGATGAGGTCGGCGATTGATGTGTTCTGGGAGTCAGTTGGCGCAAGTGGCATTCGCGCAGGCTTGTCAAAAACGTTTGAAGGTATAGCTAATTTTTTCAAGTACCTGCAAACAGCGGACCCAACCACCATCTTAAATGTCGCAAAAGGCTTAGGTTTGTTTATAGGCTCCATGGTCGGCATGAGAATATTTCAAACCATCGCTCCTTTGGCAATGAATCTTCTTACAGTGTTTAGTGGGCTGGTAACATTGCCTTTCGCTGTGGCTGGCACAGGCATCGTAAAGCTCGCAAAAGCCATCGTCTTATTTTATGCCCTGACTACTAGAGGCCGTGTAGGCGCTGCACTTGCAAGCTTGCTTCCAAGGCTGCGGATGCTGTCAATGTTAAGGTTCGGAGTTACGGCAGCGGCGCTCGGCTTGGTTGCCACGAACCTCGGAAAGATTCAAGCTTTTGTCAAGGGCTTCAGCTCTGGCTTTAGTAAACATTTTGCAGAATTTCTTAATTCAGAATCATGGGCTCAATTCAAGCAGACCATGAGTGATCTTAAGGCGGCTATCTATAGCTTATTTGGCGCAACCAATGATAGCCAAATGTTGGCTAAGTTTTTTGACGCAGGCACATTTGCGGCAAAAGGGTTGTTAAAAGTTATCGAGTTTATTGTCAAAGGCATAAACAAGATCGAAGGCTTTTACCAAAGCGCGAGAAATTATCTGCAAGAGGGACCTCTCCGAGAAAATCTTGATCGTGTGAGGACTCAAAACGAACGTGAAGATGGTCTTGTTGGAACAATAAGCAGGAATATTGAGAAATTAACGAACGGATTTAGAGCTTTTGCAGGCTATGCCCCTGTGGATCGTCACAATCTCAATGCTGCCGGTAAGCGTATGAGCGCTGGGGCTCGCTCATTCGAGCAACAACGTCGCGCTGGGCAGCGTTCAGGCTGGGGCACTTACAATATGGGTGATAGGTCTCTAAGCAAACTCCCAGGTGGGGTTGGCGCTGGTGCTACACTCATTAAGCCTGAAGTCGTTAATGTATCCGTTCCCGAGCTTAAGGTTCATGTGAACGTCAAGACTGACAGCGGTTCGGCGACAGCCAAGGTTGAACAGGTTAGAGGACCGGCCAGCGCAAAGGATGTTGCGACGGATGGGGCATCAGGCAAACAAAATTAGGTGAAATATGGTCAGTACAGATTGGACGCGGGCTTTGCGAAGAGCCAGCTATAAGGGGGTATCGTTTCAAGTTGAGAGCGATGACTTCCAAGTTGGACGCAGGCTTGTTGTCCATGAGTACCCAAACCGTGATTTTCCTTTTGTTGAGGATTTAGGCAAAAAAGCGGATAAATTCTCTCTCACAGCTTACATAGCCAGTGATGTTGCTCATCTTCAGCAAAGGGCATTGAGAGGCGTTTGTCAGCTTGGTGGTGCGGGGCCTTTGGTCCTGCCAACTGATGGGACAAGATTTGTTCATTGCGAGTCCTGCTCAAGAAATTATAGCAGGGATCGCCTTGGTTATATCGCCTTCTCGATGAGTTTTGTTGAGGCCGGTAGCATAGCAACACCATTAAGCATAGGCGGAATAATTAGCGACGTGCTGTTTTCAGCGGATGCAGCCATTGGCTTTATTGGGTCAGCTTTTTTGAGGGGCTATAATATATTCGGCTTCCCATTCTGGGTGACTAATAACGCGGTCTCTAAAATTCAAGACTGGGCCTCAACCATTGATAGCTTTCGGATCGAGACGCGCATGGACGGTCAGGCGGACTCGGACCTGGGGAGAAAGATTGATAAACTTTTTTCTTCAGCTGACGATTTAGCCATCGATGGGCGCGACACCATAGATCTTGATCAATTTACCTTAAGCGGCCCTCCCTCTGAAACGCAGGGAGGCAAGATTGTTGATGAGGTGGCCGATATTGTCTTGAGCTTCCGCGAAGCTACAACAGATCAGCTTGATGCCTTTTCTGTGCTGAGAGAGCTTGGCACATATGGCGAAAGCGATGTGCAGCAAACATCG